TGAGGTGCTGACCGTTGTAATGTGTGCCGCTGGCGGCCGGCGGTGTGGCGGTGTTGCTGGCGCCAACGGCCACCACGCTCCAGGTTTGCTGACCCAGAGACTGTAGGGACACATTGCTATTGAGCCATTCAGCCGGCGCATCAATGCCGCTGGCTCCGATGAGCAGATCCGTGCCGACGGTGACGGTTTGGCTGACCCAGCCGCCGACGTTACCGCTGGTGTCAACGTCGGCCGCCCAGATCGTCTTGGCGCCAAGCGATGGCCACGGCCAAGTAAAGCCCAAAGCGTCACTAGTGCCCGGCACGGCGGTGGCTACATCCGGATTAGCGCCGACGCGGTAAAGGGTGGATGCGTAATCAGCCTCGGTGCTGGGCGTGCGGGTGCCGCGCAGAGCGCCGGGAATGACGGCGAGCGCAAAGCCCTGCACGTCAACCGGGATAGCCGTCTTGCCTGTTATGACCTCCAGCGCGAGCTTGCTCCATGCACCAGCCACCAGCTTGTTGCGCGCCCGGCCAGACACGGCATAGACTTTCCCGTCTTGCACGCCGAGGATGTGAATCTGCGTGTCGGTACCTGGCGCCTCGATGGTCTGCCAATTGGCGGGTGAGGTGCCAAACGGGCCATAGCGCAGCTCGATGCTGCCGCCATTGCGCACCGCCTCATCTTGCACGGCGGGCCACTGCACCAGCAGGCGAGAGACGATGGTCCCATCCGCTTGGCGCAGGAGTTGATTGGTGCCACTGTCTAGCGTCAGCGCGCCAAGGTCGGGCACGTCATACACGTTTGGTAGTGAGTTGTTTTTGAGTGGGTTGTCGCGCTCAAACGTGGCGGCTGGGTCAAAGATGGTGGCGCTGGTTTCTTTGAGTGTGAGCCACACATAGGCCTGCTCAAAATTCAGGCTCCATGCCACGATGCGCATGGGCACATTTGCTAGGCCGACCTCCGGGATGTTGACCGTCCAGGTCTCGAACATCTTGCACTGCAGGCCCAGCAGGTTGACTGGCAACTTGTAGGTGCGGGCTGAGCGCGCGTCACGCATGCTGACGCCGGCAATGTGAGCGGCATGGTCTGCATCGGTCACGCCCTCATAAGTGAGCTCGGCGGGGTACTCCTCGCCATCGTCGGCAATGTAGGCGGCGGCTGGAATGCGCGGGATGGGGCCTGCGACGTAGGCGTCAGCCGCGTTTGAAATGGTGGGCGTGATGACGTTGACAAGATCGCTGCGCGCAGCGTCTTTGACCATCTCGATGGAGCCTTTGTCGCTCAGCCAATCGGCGGTAATGGTGCCGACCGGTGCGCTGTAGACGCCCGCACGGATAGAGAGCTGGCCGCCCACCCATGCGTACTCACCGGCCATGCTTTCGCAAATAGCGGCTAGCGTGTCGGACGGGTTGGCCTCGGTGCTGCAGACGATGCCACAGGCGTACAGCGCCCGCTCGGTGTTGACGGTGATGCCTTCATCGTCAACGCTCGAAAAAACGTGCCGCACGTCGCAGGCGTTTGCTGCGGTGATGAGATCCTGCTCAATGATGTCGTCTGCTTCGCAGGCGCCTCCGTGTGCATACAGAGACCAATCACGCGCAATGAGCGCAGGGTTTTCTGTCCACTGTGTCAGCCCGGTTCGCGGGTCATACACGCGAGCCGCCCTGAATGTGGCACTGATGGGGTTGGGCACACCAGCCGTGAAGGCATCTTGGTCATAGGTCAGATCCACTCGCATGCAAGCGATGCCCGCAAAGCGCTGGTCACCCGCCGTGATGAGATCTGGCAAGTCAGCAGCCAGCTCGGTGCTGAGGTCTTGGGATTCGCTGCCGTTGTAAACGCGGACGCGCGCCTTGCTGGTTGAGTTGGTGGACTGATAGATGACGGTGCGCGCAAAGCCAATCATGCCGCCGCCAAAGTCGATGTCATCAATATCGGCACCAGCGGCAATGATCACATCGCCATCGGGCGTGTGTGCAACCACGCTGACGCTGCCAGCGTCTGGCACATCGGGCAGCGTGGCCGTGGTGGCGCCGGCAGGGATGCTCACCGAGCCGGTGCTGGTAGTGCTGCCATTCCAAGGCGTGGTGAGCACCCAACCATAAGGGTCCAACGCGACGGGCGTGTCACCAAAATAGACCTGCTCTACCCCGTCTATTTCATGCCCGACTAGGGCGATAACTAGGGTGTAGTACTGCTTCTTATCGCCGTGCGTGGCTTTGAACAAAATGCCATCCACATTGCGCACGCGGCCGTAGCAGCGGCTGCGCGCCTGGCTGACCGTTGACTCCATGACGAGTCGGTCAGTGAGGCTGTTGTTGTAGGCCTCTTTCGCCGCCTTTCGAGCTTTGGCGGCCTGGTACTGACCGACGGCATATGAAGCCACCAGAAATACGGCCGATCCAAGTGATATGAGCCCGTAACTGACGGCTGCCCCCAAAACATAATTTGCGGCGACTGCTGCAACGACGGGCGGCATTAGATGCACCTCCATGCGGCGCTGATCTCGGCGCCAGCAGGCAGGCGCACCAGGCCATCAGGCCCCGGCCCAAGCCAGCGCGAGCCGCCGCATAGCATCAGGGTTTCTCGGCCGTCCAGCACCGCCAGGCCCACATCACCCACTTGCGCTAGCGCGGGCACGATCTCTTCACCGAACCGGCTTGCGCCGATGGCGCGCATGCCGCCCAGCCGATCAACTACGCGAGCGGCCTCCAGCGCGGTGCTGTAGCCGCGCACATCGGCGGCGGCGTCATGTCCACAGATGGACTGCACGGCATCAACTACAAACAGCGCGCAGTCGTTGCAGCCCCATTCAAACGGAGCCGCCTCACGCGAGGCGATGAAAGACGCAAGGCGGCTCTGCCAGTCGCGGTAGCGCGCTGGCTTGGTGGCTTGTTCTGAGCTCATTGTTTAAACCAGTCCGCAGATGGCCAGATGTCTTGCGCCTGGCTTTGGCTGATGAGGTATTGCAAGCACTTGTCGCCGGCATGCAGGCGGCGCTGCTCGGCGTCGGTGTAGCGCGACGGCTTGGGCCTGGCGTAGGCCACGGCGCGGTGCTCGGCGGTGACGGTGATGGATGCCGTCTCAGGACCAAACTTGACGGGCATCTGATCGAGCTGGCCAGACCACAGGCGCAGCAACTGCAGCACCTCTTGCGTGTCGGGAGAGAAGATGCCGAGGTAAAGCACTACGGTCTTTGATCGGATAGTGGTGGACAGCGCCAGCGAGAGATAGTCGTTCGGCACGGCAGGCAGCGTGAACTGCATTTGATCCACTTGGCCCGATGACTCTGACACCTCCTGGACCTGCATCTGCTCAACACCAATCCACGTCTTGCCTTCCGCCTCAATGTCGATGGCGGCATTGCACATATAGATGGGCGTGGCTAGGCGCATTTCCACAAAGACGGCGGCGGCCAGGTTATTGCCTAGCACCGCCAGTGCGCCTGGCAAAAGCTCGCGGGCGCCGCTCACTTGTAGACCTCCAAGAGATCAATGGTGATGGGCTGCATCACGCCGCCGCCGTAGTTCACGCTGCTGGATGTTCCAGGCATGACGAACAGGGCTGTAGGGCGATCCCACGCCACCGCAGAGCCAACAGTGATCGAAGACCTGACACGATGAACAACCGGAACGGTAATAACGCCAGCAACCGACTCGCAGTCCATGAAGCACTGAAATAGCTGCGTTCGAACTTGGAAAAAGTCGCCAGCTTTTAGGCTTCCATTGGCCGCAATCTTCAGGAACTGTTGTCCGCGAACTGCCGCCTCTGCAATCGTCGGAGTTCCGCGCATTGTTCCGAGCGGAATGGGCCGCATGAAGTTCCAGATATGGACGCGATCAACACCGCCAGCGATGCGCGAGAAGAACGCCTCAGCCTCGCCTCCATCGAAGTCGAATCGCACCGGAAGATTGATCGACAACCCCCAGCGCTCGGCCGGGAACTCGATCACCTCGGTGGCGCCAGTGATGGGCGACCTGGACTGAACGGCACTCTTGATGCTCGTCCAAATGATGGACTCCGGCTTGAGCTTGACGGGGTAGTCATAGGTTGCCATCAGCTCACCCCTCCACCCATGACGGATGTTCGCCGCTGCTGAGCCGTGTACTCGGCGGCCCATTGCTTCTTGAGCTCTGGCAGCATGGCCGCGAGCTCATTGCGCGTGACGCCGCTGCCGATGTTGAAGGTGAAGTTCGCCTGCTGGCCAGTCGCACCAGAAGCCGGAGTGACGGTGCCCGATGTGTCACCCGTCAGCAGATAGGATTTGCCGTTGAGCTTGGCGACCTCAGGGGTTCCCTTTTCAATGACTGGGTACATGCCGCCAGAAGAAACAGTGCCGCCAATCGCCTTGCCAAGACGAACGCCTGATGTATCCAATGAATACTGGCTGCTGACGGTCGATGATGCAGATGAAGAGCCATCGCCACCGAACAAATAGCTCCCGGCCTGCGTCAAGTAACTTCCGTAGTTGGACACGACATTCGCCAGCGATTGCTTGATCTGAATGCGGACGAGATCAGCAATGATTGAATTGGCCAGGCTGCTGAAGTTCAGCTTCCCGGTGGTAACAAAGCTGACCAAAGAATCTTCAATGCTGCTTAGCGAATTGGTATAGAAGGTTTCAACAAGCTTGGCCGTGTTGTTCGCCTCGTTGAGGTAATTGGCCATGGCCTCGCTGGCCCCGACTTGCCACCTCTTGTCTGAGTTGGTTTTTTGTGCCGTGTAGTCGTCATAGGACGCCAGCGCCTTTTTCTCGAACTCGTCCTGCAGGGCAAGCTGATCAGAAAAGCGCTTTTCTTGGTCGCTGGTCAGGCTCCCCTTTTGTTGTGTCTCCAGCAGTGCGCGTTCGTTTTGAATGCGGCGGCGCTCGTCGTCATAGCGATTGCTGATCTGGTTGCGACCCTGCGCTTGCTGGCGGGCCGCAGTTCCCATGCCGAGCATGTCGAGCTCTTGCTGCTGGGCTCGGTATAGGGTGCGCAGATAGTCGGATGCTGATTGGCGCGCTTGCTCGAAGGCCTTTGCCATTGCGGCAGATGCGCTCTGTTGTTGGACCCCAAGAATTGCAGTCGAGGCCGCTGCTTTGGTATTGATGCCGTCAATCTTTGCCAGGTTGTCGGCGATCTTTGATCCGTTGGCGATTCGCTCCGCAGTCGTGAGCCGGATGTTCTGGTTTGACCTCTCAATGACGGCGTTTTCAGCCAACATAGCCGACACCTGGGCGGCCTGGTCGAGCTTGATGAACCCACTTTTCGCGTCGTAGTACTCTTGCTCCGACATCAACCCAGCTTGGCGAGTAGCCTCAAGAATCGACTCTGACGCGCTATAGGCCGTATTCAGTTGCTCAAGCTGGCGCTGAATCACAGCGATGGCACTCCCGGACTTTGAGGTATCAATGCCTGGGTCAAATTGCTCTCGAATGGACGCCAGCACCGGCTTGCGATCTGCCTCAGAGACGCCGGCCTTATCCATCTTTGCATTGGCATCTGCAATAGCCTTAGCAAGCCGCTGCTGACGCGTCATGCTGGCTTCTTGGAGCTTCAGGTACTCGGTCTTGTCTTTCTCCCTATTGGCGCTGTCGCTGGTCTCCTTCGCCTCATCCTCTTTGGCCTTCTTGAGCGCCTGCCGCTGCTCGAGCTCTTTCTGCAGGCCTGCGATGCGCGCCTTGATGACCGATTCGCTCTCGGCTGGGTTGACCTGCGGGGCGTTAATGCTCGGGGACTGAAGCGCGTTCAGCTTTGCTGTTTCTGCCTGAATCCTTGCGGTTATTTTTGTAATCTGATCATCGAAGGTGATGGTCGATCCTGCTTTTCCGCTGAGTGAGTCAAAAGCATCCTTGAGCGCTATCAGTGCCTTCTCTGCTGTGCCGGCCTTTTCTCCGCCAGTCTTGAGGCGCGCATTGAGCGCATCCATCACGACGATCACGGCCTTTTGCGAGTCGCCCTGGTCTTCAAGCGTCTTGACGTACTTGGTTTGATCCGCGTTCAGCAGATTCATTTTCTTATTGAGCGCCTCCACGGCGCGCGACGGGGAGTCGGCCAGCGTTGCGAACTGCTTTACAACGTCTTCGATGGACTGGCCTGAAGCCTTTGAAAACAGCAGTGCCGCTTCCGTTGATTTTGTGAGCGCATCCCCGCTGAATTGGCCGGTGCTGACAAAGGCTTGCAGGGCCTCTCTGGCTGCGCCCATTGATGTGCCAGTGAACTTGGCGACGGTTTCCGTCAGTGAATTGAACTGACCTTCAGTCAAGCCGGCCGCATTCCCAGTGAGCCTGATTGCGTCGGAAAAAGACTTGCTTCGCTGCCCGCCCTCGTAGTAGGCGTAAGCCAGGGCCGCAAAGCTGGCAGCAGTGGCACCAACAGTCAAGACGGTACCGGTCAAGGTAGATGCCACGGCGGCCAGTGCACCGCGAATGCCACCGAAGGTGCCAGACAACTGAGAGCCCTGCTGAATCAGAGCGATCAACGGAGACGCGCCGCTCGCAATCTGTACGAACAAGTCGTTCAGCTGGAAGCTGAGTTGTTGGGCCTGAAAGGCGCTCATCTTGTTGCCGGCTGCGAATGATGCGTTCACCTTGTTTGCAGCGGTGAGCCGGGCGATCAGTGGCGCCGCAGAGTCGGACACGCCGAGCTGCGCCGCCTTCATTGCCATCAGTTCGGCGCGCGTCTTCCCGACCGCATCGGCCTCATCCTTCAGAGACGCGATGAACTTCTGTTGCGCGTCGTACTGACCCTTGAGAGAGGCCTGCTGAGCAACTCGAATGCCCTCAAGGATTCGCGCGCTTGCGGTGTTCCTGCCCTGCTCGGTGGTGAGCAATGCAAAGTTGGCCGCCGCCGCCTGGCTGGCTGTGCCGACTTGCTTCAGTCCGGCCTCGATGCGATCCGTCGCAGATTCAACCTTGGCGCCGGTTGCGCTGAACTTGTCCAGCTCGGTGTTTGCCGCCTTGACGCCGGATGTGTCGACCGCAAGGCCGATGGTGGTGATGTCTTGGGACATGGTGTCCTTACGAGCGATTGCTGCTCATTTGCTTGAGCGCTGACGCCTCAAGAATTCGGATGTCTGAAAACAGATCAGCCCAGCGGTCGCGCTCGATGTCCAGCATGGACAGAGTGCTTTGCAGGGATGAGTAGTTCAGCCCGTAAGCTCCACCTGGGCCGACTAGCCACTGCGTATCGAGCTGCTCGAAGAGCTCAATAGCAGGCCAGTTGTCGGGCCAGATCTCTACCGTGTTCTGGTCTTCCACATCGGCCAATGTCAGACCAAGGCGAGAACACTCTGCGGCCGTTGGCGCCGGCCGGTAGAGCCCGGCGCCGGCCGCCTTCAGTTTCCCAAGCGGGCCTGGGTCAGAGCGCGCATGTACTCATCAACAATGGTGCGAGCCGATGCGTGATAGTTCTGAAAGAGGGTTGCCAGAGTTTCCGCATTCATGGGCTCTTCCAGATCCCATCCCGTCGCAATGCCCATCACTGTCTCAGCATCACCGCGCTCTTTGCTGGCCTCGCTGGTGGCCCACTCCTCAAGCTCCTTCTTGGTCTTGTGGCGGAATGTAAAGGTGATGACTTGCGGGTCAGGCTCGGGCGATGGAATCGTGACCTTGGCGGCGAATGTAGGGCTCGGGTTCAGCTTCAGTTTCGGCATGTGTTTTCCAATGAAAAGAGCCCGCACGCGGCAGGCTCATGGTGGATTGATCGGATTGATTACGAAACGTAGCGCACCGGCTCAGCCAGCAAAGACAGGGTGGCCTCCACGGCCATCACTTCATTGACCGTCAGGCTCGGCGTCTTGTTCACAGACACGTAGGCGTTGTAGGAAATGATGCTGCCACTGGCCAGAGTCACCTTGATGGCGCGCTTGAGGCGGTCATCATTGGCTGCAGACGCCAGGATGTAGCCGGCCTGGGTGGGATCATCGGCAACACTGAAGGTCAGACCCGCCGCGCTCTTGGTGGTGGGGATGCGTTTCTCGCTGTCCGACTCCAAGAATTGATATGTGGCGAACTGCTGCTCGCCGCCGCTGGAGCTTGAGCTCAAGATCTGCGAGAGCTGGGTGTATCCAGTCACTTTTCGGATCGAGCCAATGCCGCCGCCTGCCGGGAAAATGCTGGTCAGCGATGTGTCGATGTTGTCCAGGCTGATGGTGGTCGATGTGACCTGGGTAACGCGACAAACCTTCTGGTCGAGGCGACTCCATCCGCTCGTCACCTCCACAAAATCGCCGGTCGCAAGGCCGTGAGCCGTGGATGTGGTGACGACAGCGGGCGAAGCATTGGTGATGGCCGAAACTGTGATGGCGCTGCCGTATCCGCTCGCGATGGCGACGGTCGAGCCATTGGGCAGCGACACGGCGCCCATGACCAAGCCGGAGCTGATCAATAGGCCAGCCAGCAAGCCAACGATGGCGCGGCGCTTGAAGATGAACTTGTTTTTAGAGAGGGACATGGTTTTGCCTTTCGGAAATGACAAAGCCGCCCGTAGGCGGCTGGTTGATGTGCCCGATCGGGCGGAAGTTAGATCGTGTCCAGGCGGTAAGAGCAGGACACTGGAATGACGTAGTTGCCGCCCTCTTCCTGGATCGCCTGGCGCGGACCCATGGGCCTTGTGATGTAGAGCTTGAGTCCGTCAACAGCGATGGGCGAAGCCGTGGAGAATGCAGCATCAAGAATGGGAAGTAGCGCCTCACCGTCGCCCGGTCCGACGCCGGCCGGGCAGACGATGGAGAGTTGATACACGCCCTCGTATTGGCGATGCCTCATATCGAGGGTTTGGCTGATCACTTCGAGAGGCAGCAGGAATGAGCGCAAGTGCAATGCTTGCGGCGGGTCGAAATCTGCGTTTTCCCAGGCTACCTGAAGGCCGCCATTGGCTGCAGCGAATGCGGCAGTCTTTCCCTCCAGGGCCTTGCGGCAAATTGCTTGACTCATTTCTTCAGCGCCTCCTGAACACGCCTTGAGAACTCCATGGCAGAAAGCCTCACCATGCCGGTGGGCGCCTGCGTGCTGTAGCCATCCTCCAGGCGCTTTGCGTAACGCAGACTATTGGTCATGTAGACCACGCCTCCGACATCAAGCGATAGGGCCTTTTGTGCCTCTTCGGTGCCACGCGTGGCAGATGTTGAGTTCGTCACGCTAGTGTCGATTGACCCGTAAGACACATTCCAGTTGGCCCTGAATCTGCCGCCGACATAGCCTTTGCCGGACACGTTTGGATATGCAGCCCGAAGCGCCTTGGCAGACAACACGCGCTTGAGTTTGACCTTCAGCTTGCCACCTTTGGTGTAGCTGCGCACATCCGCCTTCACTCGATCGTTATAGATTGTCGCCAGCGTATTCGAGTGCTGGCGGGCAAATGCGCGGTGAGAGTTTGACTTCCAAATGTCTGGGTTACCAACGGGGCTCCTGGCCACCACCGCAGCGAATACCTCAAGTGTCGATTTGCGCGCCACCGTCTCCAAGTCGGCCTTGACCTTCTCAGCCAGCTCGGCCAGGGGAATGCTCCACTTGCTCATGCTCGGAGCTGGGCTTTGTGCAAAACAGACACGCCAGCAGGCGCAACAGTCTCAGCGTTGACTACGCTCCATGTCTTGCCCTGCCACACGATCATGTCGCCCGTTTGCGGACAGGTGGTGCCTGGCTCAATAAGCGCCCGCATGTCTCCTTGCCTGATAAGGGTTCCGTCGATAGCGCTCTGTTTGTACCCCAGCACCACCATGGCGGCTTCCGAGCTTGTGTAGGTCTTTGTTTGCTTGCCGGTGGCCGTGTCGTAAGCGCCTTCAGTGCATCTCTGTATCTGGCCGATTGCTCCGAACTTTTCCAGCAGGAGGGCCGTGGATTCCGCAGTGGATGCATAGTCGAGGCTCATTGTTTGTCAGCCATCCTGCAGGGATCTGGCTTCCATGTGATGCGGCGAGCTTTCAGGGTGCGCCGGCCTGTAGCGATAGCTTTGATGAGTCGATGCCGACCATCTGCAATGTCGCCATGCCAATCAAACAAGATTGGGCAATCTAGATCCGCGTCCATGCACTTTTTGACATGAAAAGCTAGATCCAAAATATTGGACCCGGGCCAAATCTGATCGCTAAGACTCAGGCTGGCTACTGGAATTTCAAAAACAGGCAGATCCTTGGCGTCATCAATTAGCTTGGCAATCGAGTAGAGATTGCCGTCTCGGTCCGAATACCGATCCTGCAAAGGATCCGGCTTTCGCATAAAAACTTTGGGTGGCTTGCTCATGCTCGCACCAGCCGAATGCTAGAGCTGCTACCAAGCAGGGGCGTAAGCAGGTTGTCTACCGCTGCATAGCGCGTCTGCTGGCGTGCGCCGTCCGCGTAGACCGTTTCCAGCACATCGACCTTTTCAGACTTGACTTGCGCACCCTCGTCGTCAGTCAAGGCTTTCGCGGACGCCCTCAGCGCCAGCTCACAGCATGCCTTGATAACCTCATCGGGAATGATGTTGCTTGCCACTGGATAGACGCCGCGATACACGCAGCTGCGCGGCCAGTCCAGGGCCTGCGTACTGCTCACGCGCACACCGCGCCAGGAATCGCTATAGCGCTCCTGCATGTAGTCGGTGGCCTTTCGGAGTGCAATCTCCTTGTCGCCTGTGGAGAGCACACCCCATGCCGCATTGCCGCGCGCCGCGTGGTGTGCATCAGCAGCGGCAACACTTGCCAGGGACTCTGCTCCCGATACGATTGCGCCGGTTTCAACGATCAGAGCCATGGGTCATCCTATGTGCAGCTTTCGGGGATGGGAATCAGCCGATGCGAGCGTTGCGCAGGCCACCGAATGCCTGGGGAGGCTCCGGCCGCACAAGCGGCATCACACTCAGGTCTATGTATGGCCCGTCAGAGCCCTTGGTCGTGAGATGGATCGACCAGGCGCGCCGTCCGTGCGGCTTGTCGCTGGGCCGGCCATCAGCAACGAGATGGTCAACGTCGTGATGCAGGTACACGCCGCCCATCGCGTGCTTCATCTCGTCGATCATGGGCTGCGGATCGCCAGCCGCTTCGGTCCACGGCACGGCAATCAGGTCGAAGTCCCGCACCATGCTGCCGTGCACGGCCAGGGCGTATCCGTGGGCCTTGGCGATGCGCACCAGCTCCGGGTACATCGCCGCGTACAGCGTCGGCGGCGCGGTCATTGGGCGGGATTCAGCACTCATGGTGGGCACCGGCAGGGGCTGGGAAGATCAGGAGGAGAACTTGGACCGAATGAACTTCCGTATGCCGTTGGCGATGACATTGTTCATGTGGTAGTAGTACCAACTGATGGGGTGCGCATTGGA